ACACTGAGTATCTACGGAGCTGACGGTGGCACAGTATTGGAATTTAGACATTATGATCATGCTAAAGATCGCAGCGATTATTCATTACATGTTATTAGTCAAAATGAAAACTTTGAAGAGCGTGTGGCACATGCAATTACTATGGAAATGCTACGTAAAGGAATTACAAGATGAGCAAGTATTATTCAACTAAGACATATGGGACAGACAGAGGATTAAGCTGCTGCTTTAGGCAGTGGCGTGCTACACATAGTCATTGCAGTACACTACATGGTTATAGTCTGGGAATCAAACTTGTGTTCGAAAGCGAAACATTGGATGATCGCAATTGGGTATTTGACTTTGGTGGACTCAAGCAGTTTAAGGATTGGTCAGAAACTATGTTCGACCATACTCTTGTGATTGCTGCTGATGATCCACATTTAGATTTTTTTATCAATATGGCTGAAATTAACACTGGCATTAAGGCTAAGATTTACGAATCACCCGATGGCGGTAAGACTGTTACAGAACGTGATTTTGCTACTCATCTTAAGAAGGAACCGTTTGAACTTGGTGCCTTATGTGATCTACGTATTGTCCCTGGTGTAGGCTGTGAAATGTTTGCTAAGATGTGCTATGATGCCATGGAAAGTCTACTCGAAGCATATAAGAAGGCCGGCGGTCGTTATCCAATTGGGCAGAGTGTTCGTCTTAAGTCGGCAGAAGTATTCGAACATGCTGGCAATTCAGCAATTTATGAGGGGTAACTATGAGTGATATTCAAGATCGCATGGCTGAACTAATGCAGCCAATTGACCAACAGATTATGATGTGCGATGGCAGAGAAGATGTTCTTATGCTTGCTTGTGCTATGCTACAACGAGTAAGAGAAATCTTTGATAGTCAGCTTAGTGTCGAAGGTCGTAAGAAAATGTTCAGGAGTATGATCTAATGGATAAGGAAGCACAGGAAAAGCGTATACAACGATTGATGATGCCAATTGAAACACAGATTATGATGTGCGATGATGAGAATGATCTAGTTTTACTAGCAGTTGGAATGTTGCGTAAAACTATTTTACTATTTGATAATCAGTATCAACGTGACGCAAGAAAAGCACTTATTAATCAATTTAATCAATAAGGAATTATGATGTTCGGAAAAAATGAAATTGTCGGCCAGAAGTACTTTGATAAAGCAGGTGATAAGCTATTTGTCACCAGCATCTTTTATACACTACAAGGTGAAGGTCCATATCGTGGAGAACCAGCCGTATTCGTTCGCCTTGCTAAGTGTAATTTGGCTTGTAGTTTTTGTGATACTTATTTTGATGGCGGAGACTGGCTAACATTTGACGAGATTGATTTCCGTATTGGCAATGTTCTCCGTGAATATTTCGATGGGTATGTTCCAGACTGGGCTGAACAGAAGATCGGACTAGTAGTAACTGGTGGTGAACCGATGCTACAGAAAAATCTAGGTGAATTTCTCGAACGGATGGAAGATCACTTTGCTTGGACACAGATCGAAAGCAACGGAATCATAGTCCAGGATATCCCAGATTCAACTACACTAGTAGTCAGTCCCAAGTGTCTTGAGAAGAATGGCAAGCCTGTTAAGTATCTAGAACCCAACCCTAAAATGCTTGCCCGTGCTAATTGTTTAAAGTTTGTTATGAATACGGATCCTGACAGTCCATATAGTAGCATTCCAGATTGGGCAAAAGATGATGAACGTAAGGTGTTTATTAGTCCGATGAATATCTATAATCGAGAGCCTCAAAAAAGCAAACAGATGCGTAGTGAAAAGAATAGCATTAGTTTGGAAGAGCGCAGTGCTGTTGATGAAGTGATTAGTTTCTGGGAAGAAGGGCTGTTGGACATGACAGAAAACCAAAAGAATCATGAATATGCAGCCAAATACTGCGCTCAACATGGTTATATTTTGAATCTCCAAATTCATTTGTATGCAAGTTTGGCTTAAGTGGTTGACAGTGTGGGTAAATACTGTATACTAATAATAGTCCAAAAGGAGGGCTATGATGCGTAAGATTGCTATTCTTGGAATTGGTGCTATCTTGCTTTCGGTTTTACCTGCAGAAGCACAGTATTATCAAAATCGTAACGAACGTAACAATCGTCGTTACGAACATAATCGTATGGCTCCTCGTTATGTTGCGCCCCGGTATGTTGCTCCGGCGCCTAGATATTATTCTCCTCAGAGACAGTGGCTTCCGTATGCTGTAGGTGCATTGGGTGCAGTTGTTGCAGGAACTTATTTTTACAACCGTTATGGCGAAACTTGCCAGAGAATTATAGTGGGGCAAGAATGGAACGGTTATAACTATGCCCCCATTACAGAAGTGGTATGTGATTAATGTTGAATTGGTTTAAAAATCTCCGCAAGGAGCAAACGAATAACGTAGTACAGGAGGCTGAAATTCCTGCTGTACTAATCAGTCAGGGTGAACACAGTAAACCAAAAAAGTCCCGTAAGCCAAGAGTTAAGAAAGAAAAGGTTGTTACTCCACCTAAAGAAGAACCTAGGGTTGATGTACTTAAGTTTGAATTTGATCCTGCTAATCCTAAACTTGGCTCTATTGAATTAGATTGGAATAGTGAGTTTGTTAATTTGCTTTCAAAACATGGATACTTTGGGGATAGTGAAGAAGAAATTGTAGACAAGTGGCTAAATGATGTCTGCAGAACTATTATTACAAATCAATTTCCTGGATCAACAGTAAGTCCTGCTGCAATAGTTAATAAAAAGAATTTAGGTAAAGGTAAAACTGAAGTATCATGATATATGTAAATGGTGATGGGTTTGCTGCCGCAAGTTATAGTGCGACTGAATACAGTTGGGCAAGCCAAGATCCCATGTATATTTTAAAGGGATATAATTTACATCCAAATAATCATGATGTTAGTTTTGCTAAACAATTAAGTTCAATTTTTCACGATCATTTACAAAATAATGCCAGTGAGCAAAATAACTGGCGAAAAATAATAAGAGATACAACACAAGCAATAAACAACAATGATATAAATTATCTTGTTGTTTCTTGGCCTAATTTTTTCAAAGGTGAAATTGAATTTAATGATAGAACTATATCATTTAATTTCAATCAATCAGATAATGAACAATTATCTTTTGAACTTCGAAATGCAATGCACGAACATTTTAAAACTTTCAATTTAAAAAAAGAAGAAGAAAATTTTATTATTGAAATTAACAAATTTTCAGATTTATTAAATGAAAAGAAAATAAAACATGCATTTATGATGGGTAACATTGTTATTACAATTCCAAATTTAAATACGAATAATTGGATTTTGAATCCATATCATACAAATATTAAAAAATGGGCGGAGAACAAATTTTTGAATAAATTTGATTATATTACCTCACAAGGCCATATTGAATTGGCCAAAATAATAACTTCACACTTGACAAATCATTAATAGTAGCATATATTAGTACTATGAAATACTTGCTAGTTGACACATCGAACATGTTCTTTCGCGCTCGTCACGTTGCTGCCCGCGGAGCAGACTCGTGGAGCAAAGTGGGGATGAGTCTCCACATCACATTCAACGCACTGTTGAAGACATGGCGTCAGGTTAATCCTGACCATGTTATCTTCTGCCTTGAAGCTCGAAGTTGGCGAAAGAGTCATACTGAGACATATAAGCGTAACAGGCAAGATGTCAAAGATGCTATGAACAAGACTCAAGCAGAAGAAGATAAATTGTTTTGGGAGACATATGATGATCTTGTTAAGTGGCTTGATTCAAATACTAATAGTAGTGTTATTCGTTGCGATCATGCTGAGGCTGATGATCTTATTGCTCGATGGATTGCTTTACATCCTGCCGATGATCATATTATTTGTAGTACTGATAGTGATTTTTACCAGCTTCTTGCACCTAATGTAATTATCGAAAATGGTGTAACTAATCAAACTATTAAGTTGGATGGCTTCTACGATGATAAGGGCAAGCCAGTAAAGGATAAGAAGACTGGCGAGCATAAGGTTCCTGGAGATCCAAAGTGGATCCTCTTTGAAAAGATCATGCGCGGTGATGCTACTGATAACGTATTCAGTGCTTATCCAGGTGTGCGTACTAAAGGTACTGCTAAAAAAGTTGGGCTTATTGAAGCATTTGAAGATCGTGACAAGAAAGGCTTTGCTTGGAATAACATGATGCTTCAGCGTTGGACTGATCATGAAGGTTTTGAACATCGTGTACTGGACAAGTACGAGCAGAATAAGACATTGATTGATCTAACTTGCCAACCACCTGAGATTAAGCAGGCAATTGACAACTATCTTATGGGAATTGAACCAAAGCAGGTTAGTATGGTTGGGGCTAAGTTTATCAAGTTCTGCGGCAAGTATGATCTCGAACGTATGAGTCAAAATGCGCAAGGTGTAGCAGAGATTCTAAGTCAGAAACTTCCTAAGGAGATGACTCAATGAAAGCAATGATGATTATATTCATATTGAATAATAATGGTAATATGCTGGAAAAAATTGCTATTCCTTATTCAACAGTTGAAGCCTGTACTAAAGCAAAGCCAACTGAAATGGTAACAATGAAATTTCTTAAAGTATGTGTTAGCATGGATCATTGGAATGGTAAAAAGCAAGATCCTGATGTACCATTAGAACTGGAGTTTGAAAATGAGTGAACCATATTCTTGGATTGTAGAAGTTGTAACTGATCCAGATACAGGAGAACTTATGCTCCCATTTCCTCCAGATCTGCTAAGTCAAATGGGGTGGAGCGAAGGCACTGATCTATCTTGGATTGATAATGAGAATGGTTCTTTTACTATTAAGAAGAAAGAAGAGCCAGTGGCTATTGTAGATACAGATCAAGATGTAGGATGTTAAAATGAAAGCTAAAACAATTGTTGAAAATAAATTTTGGATTCTTGAAGAAGACAATGGTAAGAAAGTCGGAACCATAAGTCTTAAGAATAACAAGGTAACAGCAATTATTAACGACACACAGCAGTCGTTTAATAATCTAGATGAACTAAGTTCAAGATATAATGTTGCCTTTAATAAGAAAACTAAACTGGCAAAATTAACTCCTGATATGGAAGTGTATGATTTTACAACTGCACACACTCCATTTAATGCATTATGGCATGTTGAACGCAAGTTGCCAATCTATACTAAAACCAATAAGAGCAACAGTTACCATTGTGCAGGTTTCTATATCATTCGTTTTGAACACGGCTGGGTTAAGAGTTTTAGTCCAAAGTTAATTACATTACAGCGATATGAATATAAAGGTCCATTTAAGACCAAGTTAGAAATGATGGAACAATTAAGGTTAAACAATGACTCAATTTAACGGATTTCATATCAAAAATTTTAATCAACGTGTTAAATCTTTAACAGGTGATGGTAAAGTTGTGTTCTCTAATAAAGAGTGCAGGGATTTACAAGCAGAAATTTTAGATCTATTAGTTCATTTGCAAGCATTGGAAATGGCTAATTCAACACTGAAAACACAAGCAAATGAAATTATCATTGAATTAGACGGTAAATCATTTTAATAAAGCCTATTTTTCTAGTGATAAATAATTGTAGGAAATCAAAGTAGTTGAGTAATGTCAAGACCTAAACCAAATGTTCTGTTGGAACAAGCAAACAAGTTAACTTATAAGTCAGATCAGATACTGGCAAGTGACGGCATTTGGGCAGTGTACTACGATTCAAAACCTATCAATTTAAAAACACAAAATTTATTACAACAATATCCAGGACCTAAGTATAAGAAAGTAAGTTTCAGTAATCCTGGTCATGCAATTAATTTGTGTAAAAAACTTAATACTAAGTTTAAGACAGGTAAGTTTTCTGTAGTCCTATTAAATCAAGGATCACAGATATTTCCGACGAAACCATAAGAACTAAAATTAGTTGGACAATGGAATTGGCGCAATTTGCCAAAGATGTAATACCTCACCTTAAACAGATAGACAGAGGATATCCATTATTTTGGTATAATCCAGATAAAGTACATGGATTTAGACTTACCCAACGTGGTTTTGATATTATGGTTGATCGTGGTTATAAGAATTACAACTTCCATATTACCAGAATTACTTCACCAGAAATTATTCTAATGGATAAGAAAATTATACATCCATGGTTTTTGTCTGGTTTAGGATCACTCAGTTTTTTTTACGAACCAATGGTAATTGCAATGGGATTATCAAATAATAATGTTGACAGTGCTGTTAATCTAGTGTATTGTTAAATAGTAATGAGGTTAAACGCTTAATAGTTTCGTGTGTGGTCATGGTTAACTACACAAAATGCGGGGTTGTCATATTGGTTGTGTCCTAGCCTTCCAAGCTAGTCAAAGGAGTTCGATTCTCCTACCCCGCTCCACTTTTTTCGAC